GATAAAACGACGCCCGTCATCGGACTTCTCGCCGTAGGACATCAGCAAAAGCTCTTTAAAAATCTTAACAAGACCGGGAGTATCTTTAGTACTAATAATCTTTTCTATTTTAGACTTAAGTCCCCCAGTAGTGGATAGTTCCATTTCGGCGATTTCTGCCTTAGACAAATGGAACCAAAAAGTTTCTGTCCTTTCTTCTCCGTTGTAATCCGTGTAAGTGATTGTCTTACGATACATTTTTATTTCCTCCTTTTTATAAATAAATGCTGGCTAAGCTTTATCCTTTTTAAAAAGGGCGTGTAGCGATTTGTCTTTGTCACTTTCAAAAAGTACCAGCATTTTGAAATTAATTGTTAAGTTACACTGTAAGCAGAGTCTTGACCTCATCAGGAAGAGGAAGACGTGCCGCAACGTTATCCTCACCGTAAAGAATCTTCTCGAAAGCAGTCAACTTTGCTTTTGCGTCAGTTGCGGTAAACTTAGTAGAATCAATCTCAAGATGAGAAACCGGAAGGTGCCCAGTAACTTCGACAGGTGTAGTCGTAAGAGTCCAGGAGAAGGTCATTGCCTCCGGTGAATCATTGATGGTTGCATGCGATCTCTCAGAAGGGCTGGCCTTGCATCCATAAACAAGATGAATCTTATAGCCATGAGCCTCGCCATCAACATCATTACCGATAGTGGTAACATAAGAGAAGCCAAAGCTCTTTCTAGGCTGCTGCCCGATATTTACACCATTTACAAGCTGAGCACTACCATCGCACTCGGCAAACTCATCAGGATAGGTGTAAGCTTCAATAGTAGCACCAAACTCCTCGCGACTATACAGGTTGAGATACTTAATATCATCAGCCCAAATAGCCGTCGCTTCTGCGCCAGAAGGTGACTCGTTAACAGCCGTAAGACCATTCCAAGCAACACCATCGCCATAAGTACTTCCGGTCATAGGGTAAAGAACGCCTTTCTTTACACCAGTTTCATATAAACGCTCGCCAATATCATCCCAAGTCATTTATTTATCCTCCATATTATAAAATAGGGTAAAAGAATCATGATGCAAATTGTCGCTGACAAAATGCCGATCATAACTAATCTTAGAAAAGTTACTAAATAACTTATCTATTATTGCTGTGTCGTCCGGATCTTTAGTTATATAAGTCAACTGATAGCCAGGAACAAAAATATAAGAACGATTATTCCCATATTGTGACCGGCCCATCATTCGCGAATACACTATAGCCGGATACTCCATTCTTATGGTCTCTGGCGGCTGAAAATATACATTTTTAGATCCTAATATATTTTCTAACTTTTGATGAAGGTCTAAACGGGCAGAGTCAATTCTATCCATTCCAAACACCTCCCAATGAAAATATAACTCTAGGATATTTTATCTGTACATTTTCAACTTTCCATAATGAGCCCATAAAACTTGCATATTTTAAAGTAGAAAAGTCATGGCAAGTGGATGGGTCAAGTATTATACTGATCCGGTTTGTAATGTTCAAATTATCGTTTTTGTTATCTGTTAATTGCCATCTACTATCCGTTTCCAATATATCACCTGAAAAGTTTTCCTCTTTTATTACAGGTTCATAAACTCCAGGCCGAACTTCAACATTTTGAATTTCAAAGCCTAATTTCCCATGCCACTTAGCCATAATCTTTCTCCTCTATTAATTAGCCCTCAGGCTCCGTGTTCTCGGTATCATCAGGATCGGGATCGGGGTCGGGCGTAGTAGTAACCGCCGTCTTATACTCGATGACCATTGCTGAATAAGGAACAGTAAGGGCGCCAGAGCAGCGGGTCTCCATAAGGTACTTCATCGCGTTGTAATCGATATCGAAATCATCGAACATGTTTACAGCTCCGCCCTTATCAGCGCCAACGTTGTAGTCCTTAAGGTTGACTACTATGCCAAGAAGCTCATAGTTGAAGCCGCTCTTGGTCCTGGTAAGATTCTCCATAACCGGAACAGTGATGATCTTGCTAACTCTAAGAGTGG